GCTTGTGTCGTAAACGTGAGTTCCATATTCGATATGATAAAGGTACTACAACCATCCTTCAAAACAGAATGTATTTAATTGCTGTTGCGAGTGAAGGCGATAGAGCCGGAACAAACCATATCAAGTTTCAATATTCAATGAAAGTATATTTTTATGACAATTAAAAGAAGCAAAATATCCACAAAATTAATCTCAGCTTATTTTACCCCTGGAAAAATGTTTATTATATGTAATTCAAAATTATATACAATATATTAACAATCAGGACGACCGAAGGAGTCCAACATTTTAAAATAACAAAGTTATTTGGCGGAGCCCCCGGCGACGAGCGGAGCGGTCCAAATAAGCTTTTTACTTTTGAAGTGTATGCGTCTCCGAGAGGAGTCCGCATACCGACTAAACATTAACCTATAGGAAGGAGGGGATATACTATTACCCCCGACTTCTGTTCCAAATACTTGTGTTCCAGAATTTTTATCTATTCCCATTATATACTATGTCGAAAGCCCGAAGTTATTGTTTCACAATTAATAACTATACCTCAGACGATTTATCGCAGTTGGAGGCTCTCCCTGCTAACGTTGATATTAAATATTTAATTTATGGTAAAGAGATTGGAGAATTAGGCACGCCACATATACAGGGGTATGTATCATTTGCGTCTCCTATATCATCTAAATCATTTTGTAAGAAACTTATACGTGCGCATGTTGAGATAGCCAAGGGTACAGCCGAGCAAAATAAAATATATTGTTCAAAGGAAGGTGACTTTGTTGAAATTGGCATTATGCCATCTCAGGGCAAACGCAGTGACATCGACTCTATTAGGCAACTTGTAAATGAAGGTAAAGGTATGGAGCAAATTATAGACATTGCGCAAAACTACCAGTCAATAAAAATCGCAGAATCATTATTAAAGTATAAGGAAAAGAAAAGAGATTTTAAACCTATTGTCAAGTGGTTCTACGGAGCGACGGGCACAGGTAAGACACGAGAGGCTTATAGCCAAAGTAATGGTAAGCGTATTTATGCCGCAATGGAAACAAGCCGTTGGTTTGATGGTTATGATGCGCATGAAGTTTTAATCATAGATGATATGAGACATGATTTTATTAAATTCAATAATCTATTAAAGTTATTGGATCGATATGAATACCGTGTTGAGACTAAGGGAGGTTCTCGCCAGATGTTAGCTAAGGAAATTTACATTACCTGCCCAATGCACCCACGTGATTTATTTACTAAAACTACAGAATGTATTGAACAATTATTAAGGAGAATTGACGAAATTCGAGAGTTCATTTAAAAGAGGTTAAAATAAAAATAATTATCTAAGTCTATTATATAACTATTCCCATGCCAACTAAAGCCCGTAAATATGCTAACGCAGCTTACAAAAAGGTCATTCACCCTTATGTCAACAAAAAGAAGGGTTACAATAACAGAGCTAAACTGTATAAGGAGGTAGCCGCAATTAAGAAAATGATTAACGCAGAGAAACAAAACGCTGAGTCAACATCAACCGCAGTAACAACATTAGCACAAAAAAACGGAGCAGGCACAGGTTCACAAATCATACAGATTATGCCAACTATTTCTCAAGGTGTCGGAGAGGATAACCGTAAAGGTGATAGCCTTAAAGTATGTAGCTTTGCTTTGAAGATTAATGTGGAAACTAATAGCTTTCTTACATTACAGGACACTGCATATAAATTCTATCTTATTTTAGTTCCGAACAATCCAGACACTGATGCTTTAACCAGGGATAATTTTTTAGAGCCAAATCCATTTAGTGGAGTCATCGACAGTTATTCTAATCGCAGCTATGCTCATTTTAGAGACTATATAGTTCTCGGCACCATTAGCGGAAAGCTTGGACAAAATTCAAACGATTCGGCCTCCCAATATAAGAGCAACAATCACAGCTTGTGTCGTAAACGTGAGTTCCATATTCGATATGATAAAGGTACTACAACCATCCTTCAAAACAGAATGTATTTAATTGCTGTTGCGAGTGAAGGCGATAGAGCCGGAACAAACCATAT